TCTTTTTATGTTTTGGAGAAAGCTAGAGCGTGGCGAGATGGTGTTGCATGGGCAGAAGAAATTTTGAAGGAGAAAAACAATGCCGTTTAAACCACATCCAACAGATCCAGACAAGGTGATTTATAAGTCTCGCAAGTATGACTTGCCAAAACGTGAATGGGTAGGGCTGACGGAAGATGAGATTCATGAGTGTTTTGAGGAATGCTGCAATCTTAAAGTCGTTGACCCAAAAGGCGGAATTAGAGGAAGCGTAAACATTTTTGATGTGGGTAGGGCAATTGAAGCCAAGCTGAAGGAGAAGAATTTTATATGATGAAACCGAAGGAAATTCATTATGAAAATTGAAACAATGATTTTTGAGCATTTGAAATACACACCACAAGACGGAAAAGTGTGGTGGATTAAACACCCAAGGCGATCAACTGCCAACGGTACAGAAGCTGGAAACATAAATCAAAAAGGATATAGAAAGCTTAAATTTTGTGGGAAACAATATTTAGTTCATCGTGTGGCTTGGCTTTTACATCATGGAGCTTGGCCTTTAGGTGATATTGACCACATTGATGGCAATCCAGCAAACAACAAATTGGAAAATTTACGAGATGTACCACATAGCGTAAACATTCAAAATCGTAAATCGGCTACCACAAAAAATAAAACAGGTTTTTTAGGAGTTGTAAAACGTGGAAACAAATATGCCGCCCACATTCATAAAAATGGAAAGCAAAATTATTTAGGTTTGTTTGAAACAGCAGAGCTTGCACATCAAGCGTACAAGGAAAACACATGAACTCATATTGGTTTCAAACCATTACCAATTTAGTCTTGATTGCCGTCATCATTTATTTTGTAATGAATGACCATCCGTGGTTTGCATTCTTTTTATTGTTTGGAATTAGAGTTATAGGAGACAAAGATGAAGACACCTGAAGACGAAGAGTTCGAGAGAATTGAGCGTGATCAAAAGAGAATCATGGAAACACAAGAGGCGTTGCGTGAAGAGCTGAGGATCGCAAGTAAAGCATTCGATGAAGCATATGAAAACTACAAGCGCAATGAAGCGATTGAGGAGGTGGCCAAGGAGATTGAGAAGTTCAAAGGGTTTGGTGAAGACACTATTGCGTCGTTCACAATTCACATAAGGAATATGAAAAGATGAAACGATGGGATGGATATGACGAATGTGTCATCGGTACTGCCAACATATGGCGTGACCAAATGACAGTGGAGGTATTGGTCTATTGCGCTGATGCAATGCTAGAGATGATGAAATTGAATGACGGCATGAGTGATGAAGAAGCTTATGAATATTTCTTATTCAACATTGAAGGGGCATACATCGGGATTGATACACCGGTTTTAGTTTTTAGTAATCCTGATTGGAAGGAAGAGTATGGAGGCTAGGAAGAAGTTCGAAGAGTACATGAAAATGAAAACAAAAGAGGTGGCTGATCTTTGGAACGGTCGTAGGTATTTAAACAAAAACATCCAAACAAAATGGCTATATTTCTTAGCCGGTTGGACAATGAAAGGAAAGTAAATGCAATTGGTTAAATTAGATAAGATTCGTATTGATTGTGGAACACAGTCTCGTTGCAAGCTAGACGAGGAAATGATCAATGACTATGCTGAGATGATGCAGGAGGGTGCTGAATTCCCTGCAGTCCACATCATTCACGACGGCAATAATTATTACTTGGCTGATGGGTTCCACAGGTACTTTGCCAATAAGAAGAATGGTAAGAAAGAGATCAAGGCAGATGTGGTTAACGGCACATTGACCGAGGCCATTCTTTATTCCAAGAGCGCCAATGGATTACATGGCAAGCCATTCACCAGAGAAGACAAGATCAAGAACGTTACGGAGATGATTGAGCACTTCGAGTTCGGGGATTGGTCAGACAGGGAGATCGGCAGAAGATGTTGCGTGAGCGGTACATTCGTGGCCAAGATGCGTAAGCAATTGAGGGGCGATAAGCCTGACACGGTTAAGTTCAAGCGCAACGGCAAAGAGATCGAGATGAAGGTCAAAGAGTCCAAGCCCAAGACTGAGAAGCCAAAGAAGGAACTGCAGTCGACTGCAGATGAGGATCAAAGCGTGATCATTGAAATGCTTCAGTCAGAGGTTGCCAGGTTATCGGAAGAGAATCAGGGCATCCAAGACGAGTTGGATATCAAGTACTATGACGCCACTCCCGAGGAGAAGGTCCGTGCAATGCAGACCATAGACGAGCTCAGGGATGAGGTCAGGAAGCTCAAGATCGATTTGGTAGCGGTAAAGAAAAGCCGAGATCAATTTATGACTGAGAATGCTGAGCTGAAGAAAACCGTTGCAGCACTCAATAAAAAGCTTAAGAAATAAACCACGATCAAGCCGGCGATCTATGTCCGGCAGGAGAAAACATGTTAACTTTAAGACCTTATCAAGAGGAAACGCTAGAGGCTTTGCGTAAAGGATTTGCATCAGGGAAGAACAGGCAAGTCCTTTATGCGCCTACAGGAGCAGGTAAAACAGAGATGGCGATCGCACTCCTCAGTGCCACGCAGAAGAAGGGAAACCGGTCTGCCATGCTCTTGGACAGGATCGTGCTATGTGACCAAACCAGTTCACGGCTATCCTCTTACAGCATCGATCATGGGGTTCTGCAGTCAGGGCACTGGCGCTACAGACCCTATGAATTGATCCAAGTGTGTTCAGCTCAGACGCTAGAGAGAAGGGATGATTTCCCTGATCTCAAGCTCCTGATCATTGACGAAGCGCACACGACACGCAAGAAGACGATGGAGTACATCAACGCCAATCCCGACGTGAAGGTCATTGGCTTGACTGCTACGCCATTTACAAAGGGAATGGGCAAGGTATATGACAACGTTATATCGACGGTCACGACTAGACAGCTGGTCGACCAAGGGGTTCTGTGTCCTCTTAAGGTATTTATTGCCAAAGAGATTGACATGGATGGGGCCAAGAAAGTCGCAGGGGAATGGTCACAGGATGAGGTCACCACACGAGGGTTGAAGATCACGGGCGATATCGTGGCTGAATGGATATCCAAAACGCAGGAGATATTTGGTGGTCCAAAGAAGACGATCGTATTCTGTGCCGGTGTTGCACATGGAGAGGACTTGGTAAAGAAGTTCAAGGAAGCCGGATTCAACTTCATATCCATCTCTTACAGGGAAGATGACGATTACAAGAAGAAGGTCATCGAGGACTTTTCTAGGCCCGATACAGAGATTCATGGCCTGATAGCTACTGACATACTCACCAAGGGATTTGACGTCCCTGACGTGATGGTAGGGGTGTCGGCGAGGCCATTCTCCAAGTCACTTTCATCCCACATCCAGCAGATGGGTCGGGTGATGAGGGGATACGAGGATAAGAAGTTTGCCTTGTGGCTTGATCACTCCGGTAATTACCTAAGATTCCGTGAGGACTGGGACGATGTGTTCGAGAATGGGGTAACCGAGCTCGATGACAGTAAGGAAAAGGCCAAGAAAGAGCCAACCAAGAAGGAGAAAGAAGAGGCCAAGTGCCCACGTTGTCACGCATTTTGGGCGTTCAGCGACAACATTTGCGGTGCTTGTGGGTATATCAGGGAGCGTAAGAATAAGGTTGCTGCAGTAGCTGGTGAGATGATGGAGTTGCAAGCTTCATCGACTGGTTTACAGAAGCAGGAATTTTGGTCCATGATCCAATGGTATGTGAGGAATAGTGGTTGGAGCGAGAAGAGAGCTTTGGCCACTTACAGGGAGCGGTTTGGGGTATGGCCCAAGGGTTTAAGCGATAAGCCGATGCCACCGAATGCGGAATGTACCAAGTATTTGAACAAGAAGATTCGTGCATACTTGTACAGGATGGGGAAGGTTAGATGATTGATTTGATTACATTTGCGCAGATGCACGGCATACTTGTGAAGCATTTACCACCGGTTGGTGTATGGAAGAGATATCCCACCGAGACGCATCCCAGTTCACGCAACGGAGCGATTAAATTCATGGGTGACATGGCGTTCATTCAGAACCATGCGGTGATGACTGAGCCCATCATTTGGAGATCATCTGCAGTCGTGGACAGATACAAAGTAATGAATTTGATTGCAAAAAGTGAGGAAGAGACACGCAAAAATCAGCTTAACGCAGTACGAAAGGCCACGCACATCCTAAATAATGCCGTAAAAGACGTGCATCCATACTTGGCCAAGAAGGGTTTCCCAACTCAGAAGGGTTTCGTATGGAATGATTTACTGGTTGTACCGATGCGCATAGGCGACAACTTATGCGGTTGTCAGCTCATTGATCCACTTGGAAATAAGAAGTTTTTGTCGGGTCAGAGAACGGCGGGAGCCAAGCTTACTATCGACAACAAGGGAATTGATTTGCTTGTGGAAGGGTATGCAACTGCGCTGAGCCTAAGAGCGGTGCTGAGGCATCTAAAAATGCGGTATCGGATCCACATTTGTTTCAGTGCGGGCAATATGAAAAAGGTTGCCCACAACTTCAAGTCGGGGATCGTGGTAGCTGATAACGATGAATCAGGAACTGGAGAGAGAGTAGCCAAGGAAATAGGTTGGCGGTATTGGTTAAGCCCCGAGACAGGGGACATGAACGACTACCACCAAAAGTACGGCCTTGATTTACTTGGACAGAACTTTACTGCATTTCTTGGTTGATAAGGGTAGGCGATACATAGATGTTCGCCCCCCTTTTCATGGCCAATTGTAGAGAGCTCATGATCTCAAGCCCTAATTGATTTGCTTGTTCTCCGTCTCCCACCATATCGGCAGAGACAGAGACAAGCCCATCTTCATGCTGAGTGAGGCAAATCACAAACTTCTGGTTTAATTGAGACAATTTCTAGCCTTTTCTCAGGGTAATTATTGGCCACCTCTGTCATTTCTTTTAGTGCTTCTTTTTCATCTTTGGCACTTATGAGCATTTCAAAGGATACGCCGTTTAGGATTGTTTTAACTCTAAATTTCATGTTAACACCCATTTGATGCAACAGTAAATAAAGGGAGCGACAAACAGGACAACTAGGACCAAGTCTGTACCGGATTGTGCACGTTTTTCGATACTACATTTCATTTTTAAATGTCCTATGCCAAATTTGATTTGCTAGTCTTACTTCTGCTTTGTCATCTGCAAAGTATTCATCATGATCTAATTTATCCTTGTTATCTTCAATATATTGATCAGCTACAGCCAAGCCACGGCCAATTGCGACAAGGTCGGCATAGGTTAAAAAGTACTTTTTGCCTTTTTGTAGTTCATAGTTCATTTGTTTTTCCCTCCATATTCAACACCCATCAAAAATGCCACATTTGTATCCATTAAATGGGAATAGTATTCACTAGGGAATTCATCCCAATTTGCATTGTCTTGGTTAATCATTTCGATGAATTGTTGTACGTATTTGTCATCGCATTGAGCGATATTTTTGGTGTAACAGTCAAAAAAAGCTTGGTCGATTGGTGAAAATTTCATTGTTTTGTTCCTAAATAAACAGGGTCTAAGTCAATCCAATGGTTATAGTTATCCATACCAAGCCCATTGTGTTCGTATACATTGATGCTGAAGTAACCTGATCCTTCATTACTAAAGTCATGGATATTGAAGTCGTATTCATCTATTCCGAACCACCAGTCTCCCTCTTTTATGATTTCTTTTTTGTAGGCTTTGATTAACAATCCTGCTATGTGTTGCAATTCGTTTTGTGTAAGTTCTTTCATTCTTCTTCCCCTTCATGGATTTCTTTCACACCACTAATGCATAGGACCAATTCCTTGCACTTAGGATCGGCATCAAAACTTTTACAAATGGTTTTCCAGTCGTGCGGGATTAGGGTCGGATCCACTACAAACCACCCACCGATTGGCAATACTTTATAGCCGGCTTTTTCCAGTTGTTTTTTAGTTAACATTTTCTTTCCCTTGATTTACTTGGTTTAACTTGCAAATATTTCTTTTGATAGGATTTCCGTATCCACCAATTTGTGGCAAGCGTTTAGCGTCCACATCATGACGTGATAAGCGTTTGCCCTTTCTTCGGACGGTAATTGGTCGATAAAGTCTTGAATGTCCTTCAGCGACAATGTGGCCCACATCTCGGATTTTGGAATTGGATTGTTCACGATATCAAACATGGTTTTTTTCCCCTTGATTTACTTGGTTAAATTGAATCTCTAAAAATGGGATCTCTAAATCCCGCATAACGGATACTATTGCGACGTGCGCATCGATTAGCGGATCTAATTCATTTTCGAAGTCAAAAAGATAATCCGAAAGTACTAATTCAACTAATTGAATTTTCTTTTGTATGCTTTGATTTACTTGCATGCTTTTTTCTTCCTTTGATTTACTTGGTTAAATTGCGCTCAAAATGAGACGCCCAAAACCCTCGAATAAGGGCTTGGAGCGGTCATTTACTTGGCCTCTTGGCGTCCCCTTTCCACCAAGTAACGAGCCTCCGAGCGGTCCTCGATTGTTTCCGATTCCACCATATGCCGGATCAATTCGAGCCGAGCCCGAGCGCTTTCCACAGTTTTGGCCTTCTCATACATGAAACCGGCTTGGATATATTCGAATTCGGTATAGTTCATCATTTCCCCTTTAATGCATTAAATAACTGATAGGCTTGTCGGTCCAACACTCTCTACACTCTCGGCATTCACCGGATTGGCTTGGCGCTTTACAAGCTTTCCCTATTGCTTTACTTGTATGGACATTAGAAGTTGTGATCCCTTTGATCCCTTGGAGCGATGCAGGGATAACGGTCGGCTTGTCGGGATACATGGCCGAGAGCCGAACAATTAAATTCTTCGGGATAGTTCCACCTTTGGCAATAAAAGCTTTGATAATTGAGTATTCACGAGTCGGGAGCCAGTGCTTAGTTCTAGGGGTTAAATTGGCTACCTCTACAATTTTCTCGAAGTGATAGAGCCCTTGTAGGTCCCCTGAATCGTGCCACCTAAAATAGGGATCCGAGCCGATTAGAGCCACCATAGCGTCAACCCAAGCCGGATCATTTAATGAGTCCAAGCGGGCAAATTGAGCCGGTTTTATCGTGTTTTGATACATCGAATAAAAGCCCTTGTCGGCATAGCATGAGGCACAAACAGAGCCGGCCACCTTGGACATTTTGAAACCGGTAATACAAGCCTCAGTCGGTAAACTGTAGGATTTGCAGGGCATCTTAGAGGTTTGAGTCAATCCACCAGTAATCATTGATGCATCTTTTTTGAGCATAATTGTTTTCATTTTTTAATTTCCTTCCACTAGGTCACAACAGGCCACCCACAAAAGCCGGCTTAGGTTATCCTCGTGATTGGCCAATTCTTCGGAGTTCCAAGCCCCAAATTCTTTTAAACACTTGGCCACCAGTTCGGGGTTCAGTTTTGCCAATTGTTTTTTGATGTATGGCACAGTTAATAAGTGAGCGATATCGGCATCACATTGGCCTTGATGTGAGCCAATGTGTGCATCTTTCATTTTGATATCTAATTCAATTCGGCCGAGCGATTCAGTCCAGTATGTCATTTTTAAATCCTTTTAATGCTGAAATAATCATAAGAGCGGATCTTGGATCTTTTCTCACGAGCCACAAAGCTTTTAAGCTTTAGAGTTATCCCTTGGCTTGTGAGGGCATCGTAAAGCCGGCCAAGGTCACAATCCTCTTCAAGATAAACGTTATCTTTTCTCATGTACGAATAGGTGCTAATTTGGTCCAATATGCCAAGCTTTTGAAGTAATGACAATTTGGCCTTCACCCAACCATGAGCCGGATCTTGATAGTAATTGAGAGTAATAGTTTTCATGTTTATGCTTTTTCTTTCATTGGAAAATATTGACGAACCAAGTACACGTCCCCCATTAATTCGCACACATCACAAAAAGCGAACCGGCCCTCTTCGCTAATAACGTCAAAATGAGAGTACATGATGAAGTTATTGTCTAGCCATTGGTTTAACAGCTGTTCCTCTTCATCGTCCAAACCGGTATAGTCATCATTGATAATGGCCGATAAATAATGGCCACAAATCTTATGTTCGATATAGTCAAATTCCATAATGTTTCCCTTTCAGTAAATTGCAAAAGATAAAAGCCAAGCGATATAAATCAAAACCGATACTAGAAAAATCCATTGGAAAATTGTTTTCATTTTTTAGATTCTTTCCGCAATAGCGTAAGCCAAGCCAAGAGCCTTTACTCTTAGGCATTCATCGTAAGAGCCGGTATAAATGATCCGGTAACTGTTGCGGATATCGGTTCCTTTGCAAACAATAATGTTTAAATGAACGTTAATTTGTGCTGAATACATTTTGAGAGCCTTTTTTAGAGTTGAACAAAAAACACTGATAAGCCCGCTCGGGCTTGCCGGTATCATTTGCCGATCAATTTGCCGAATTGGTCCAGTACACTTTGCTTATTACCCTTCAATCCAAATTGTTTTTTGATCAAAGCGTAAACGGATCCTCTAGAGTGTTTAAGCCCAAGGGTTTCAAGCTTTAGCATTTGATAGAGTGTTAACAATCGATACTGTTCAATTTGCTCTGGTGTGTTTAACATGATGCCCATGATTTAATTTCCTTTTAGTGATCATGCGATATTGCATAAACGTAAATATATTATCTATGGTTGACGATTGCAAATTGTATTTTTTAATGGGAAAACCGAATCCGATAGTTAAAAGTTATCTGCAGTCGTGAGCAGATAAAAGCCCGAAATCAGTTCGATGGCTTATCCGATCCAAAGGGATAGAAACATAAGGGATATAGACAATCAATGTATTTCTGTGTTTTAATAGAATTTATCTAATGTTCTGCTTAATTCGAATATATGGAAACAATCAATAAACCAAGCCGTAAACAGTTAAAAGATGCTTTAAAAGAACAGAGCATTCAAAGTATTCTAAGAATACCCAAGAGCCAATTAACCGCAAAAGAAAGAGCATTCGCTGAACAAGTTGCGCTAGGGGATCCGGCTACTGTTGCATACCGGAAAGCGTATAACACCAAGGCCAAGCCGGATAACGTAAAGGTTAGCGCTCACAGGGTTAAATCTAAGCCCCACGTTAGTTTAACCATACAAGCCATTCAACAGGCTAATGAGGCAATGAAATATCAAAATGCCGAATCCCTTCGGTCATTGGCCATTACGTCATTGGTAAACGTGCTAACCGATCCGGACGCTAAGCCCCAAGCCAAGATTCAAGCCTCCAAGATTATTGGCCAAATGACTGAGGTTAGTTTATTCACGCATCGATCCGAAACAAAAGTAATTCATTCAAGTGAGGATATCAAGGCCAAGATATTGCAAGAGATAAAGGGCTTGATGTCGGGAGATATTGAGGATGTTATTGAGAAGGATGCCACTTCATTATTGGCCGAGCTTACTATTGGATCCGAAAATTCCGAGAGCCAAGACCCCACCGATACCCCAGACCCCACTTTGGATTCTGACGCACCCTACGCAGAATTGCATACTATTCCACACGAACAATCCAATCAATTATCAGATTATGATCAACCGCATGATCTATCTGCAGTCGGACTGCAGATACCCGGGGAAGGGGACACCCCCCGGTAGGTCTTTATGGCTAAAGTGCAAAAAAAATATATAAAAAAAATTTTAGTTAACCTGGAGATGGTGGCTAGGAAGCGTGACTATACGGAAGAGGAAGCGAAGGGATTAGAGATGACGCCTGTACAGAAGGAAGTGTTTTTGTATATAGATGAGTATTGGAAGATGTATGGCTTTGCACCGAGCTATAGGGAGATTGCTGCTTATAGGAAGAAAGGTAGTTTGGGGAATGTGCACCAGACCATTAAGCGGCTGATCCGGCTTGGGGTTTTGAAGCAGGTAAAGGGTATGGAGAGAAGTGTTAGGCCGGTGTATATTAACTTTAGGAATCTGGAATGAAGCTAGATGACCTATTAGGGAAGCTTGATAAGGAAGACGCTGAGGCTCTTCTGACGCAGGTTACGGAATACCGGGAAGCGATTGAGCGGGAGAAGGCTCAGGAGAACTTTTTACATTATGTAAAGATGATGTGGCCGGGATTTATCCACGGTAGACACCACGCTGTCATGGCTAAATGCTTTGAACGGATAGCTGCTGGGGAACTGAAGAGATTGATCATCAACCTAGGTCCTCGTCATACCAAATCTGAATTTGCCAGTAATTTATTTCCGTCTTGGTTTCTAGGAAAGTTCCCGCAGAAAAAAGTAATCCAGTGTTCCAATACAGCGGATTTGGCTGTTGGCTTTGGACGTAAGGTCAGGAACCTGGTTGACTCGCCTCAGTATCAGAGTGTCTTTCCTGGGATAGGACTACAGTCGGATAGTAAGGCTGCGGGTAGATGGGCGACGAATAGGGGTGGAGATTACTTTGCGATCGGTGTGGGTGGTACGGTAACGGGTAAGGGTGCGGATTTATTGATCATCGATGACCCCCATTCCGAGCAAGAAGCTAAGCTGGCAAGTAACGATCCAGAAGTATTTGATAACGTATATGAGTGGTATACATCTGGTCCACGTCAGCGTTTACAGCCGGGTGGTGCTATTTGTCTTGTGATGACTCGCTGGTCGGATAGGGATTTGACCGGGAAGATACTGAAGAGCTCTAGTGGCGAAGAGTGGGAGGTGATTGAACTGCCCGCTATTATGCCAAGCGGTAATCCTCTATGGCCTGAATTCTGGCCCCTCAAAGAACTCTTGGCGGTTAAAGAAGAGATCGGTATATATAAGTGGAACGCCCAGTACCAGCAGACTCCGACCGGTGAAGAGGGTGCGATTGTTAAGAGGGAATGGTGGAAGAGGTGGACTGGGAACTCTGCTCCTCCTTGTGAATTCATTCTCCAGAGCTGGGATACGGCGTTTACAAAGAGTGATAGGGCTGACTATTCTGCGTGTACGACATGGGGGATATTTCACTTGAATGAGGACCCGAAGGATATTAATATCATCTTGTTGGATGCGTTCAGGGATAAGTATGAGTTTCCTGAACTGAAGCGTGCTGCACATCAGGCGTATAAGGATTGGGAACCGGACACTTGTATTGTGGAGGCTAAAGCAGCTGGTGCTCCTCTAATATATGAGCTTCAAAGGATGGGAATACCGATCTATGAATATACGCCGGTTAGGGGAAATGACAAGTTTGTTAGGTTAAACTCGGTGACTGATTTGTTCAAGTCGGGTAAAGTATGGGCTCCTGAGATGTCATGGGCTGATGAAGTAATTGAAGAGGTTGCTAGGTTTCCAAATGCCGAGCACGATGATTACGTGGACAGTACCAGTCAGGCTCTGATAAGATTCAGGAAGGGCGGATTTCTCAGGCTTGACTCTGACGAAGAGGACGAGCCTACTTACTTTAGACGCAAGAGAGCGTATTACTAGGAACCATTATGGCAACCAATTTTGACAAAGCTTTGTATACAGATGTGCCTCCTTTAGATGTCAGCCCACAGCCTGATATTGAGATCGAAGTCCAAGACCCAGAAGAGATGCACATCGGTATCGGTGGGATCGAGATTGACTTAGAACCTAATAAATCGATTAATCACAACGACGACTTCTACGCTAATCTGGCTGATGATATTAATGAAGGCGAACTGAATTCAATTGCAGCTGAACTGATTGAATTGGTGGACCAGGATATCTATAGCCGTAAGGATTGGGCTGAGACATATGTAAAGGGCCTAGAAGTATTGGGCATGAAGTATGAGGAGAGGACCGAACCCTGGAATGGGGCGTGTGGTGTTTTTTCTACAGTACTGACTGAAGCTGCGATCAGGTTCCAGAGCGAGACGATTGGCGAGTGTTTTCCTGCTGCTGGCCCTGTAAAAACCCAGATTATTGGTGCTATTGACCAGTTAAAACAAGAGATGGCAGAGCGTGTTCAGGAGGATATGAACTACGAACTGACCGATGTAATGTTGGAATATAGGCCAGAACATGAGCGTTTATTGCTGAATTTAGGCTTAATTGGGTCTGCTTTTAAGAAGATTTACCCTGATCCAGCACTGGGTAGAGCGGTTGCCATGTACGTTGGCGCTGAAGATTTGATCATGCCTTATGGTTCTAGCGGTGTAATGCACTGCGAGCGGGTCACTCATGTGATGAGAAAGACCAAAAACGACATCAAAAAGCTCCAAGTTGAGGGGTTTTATAGGGAAATTGAGCTCGGTGAACCCGTTCAAATACCCACAGATATTGAAAAAAAGAAGGCTGATGAGGCTGGATACTCGATTACTGACGATGACAGGTACTCAATTTTTGAAGTCCACGTCGATTACAACCTACCTGGCTATGAAGATGAGGACGAAATCGCCCTGCCGTACGTGATTACAGTAGACAGAGGTACCCAAAAGGTCCTTGCTATCCGCAGAAACTGGACAGATGGGGATAAAAAGCGCCTAAAACGCCAGCATTTTGTTCAATATACCTATATTCCTGGGTTTGGAGCGTACGGTTTTGGTCTGATTCACCTGATTGGTGGATATGCCCGTGCTGGAACCATGATTATTCGCCAGTTGGTAGATGCCGGCTCACTGGCTAACCTACCTGGTGGTCTAAAATCCCGTGGATTGAGGGTAAAAGGGGACGATACCCCGATTGCTCCAGGAGAATTCAGGGATGTAGACGTACCGAGCGGGTCGATCAAAGACAACATCATGACCTTGCCCTACAAGGAACCCAGCCAAGTGTTGGCTGGCTTGTTGGCCACGATCACTGACGAGGCAAGAAAGCTTGGTGCGATCAGCGACATGAATATTTCTGATATGTCGGCCAATGCTCCTGTGGGAACTACGCTGGCTTTGTTGGAGAGACAGCTCAAAACCATGTCGGCTGTACAGGCCCGAGTACATTACTCCATGAAGCAGGAGTTCAAGTTACTCAAGGACATCATTAGAGACTTTGCTCCTAAGCGTTATGAGTATCTGCCGTCGACTGCAGATAGAAAAGCCAAGCAAGAGGACTACGATGCGGTGGAAATTATCCCCGTGTCAGATCCCAATTCCTCTACGATGGCTCAGAGGATCATGCAGTACCAAGCTGCTATGCAGATGGCACAGCAAGCGCCCCAGATTTATAACCTGCCTAATTTACATAGACAGATGTTGGAAGTCTTGGGTATCAAGAATGCTGACAAGCTTGTGCCCACAGATGATGATCAGAAACCAAGGGATCCAGTATCCGAGAACATGTCGTTCTTGACTGGCAAGCCTACAAAAGCATTCATATATCAAGACCACGATGCCCATATTGCAGTTCACTCAGCGATGATGAGCGATCCTTTGCTCATGGCCCAGATTGGTCAGAGTCCTATGGCCCAGCAGATGCAGGGTGCAATCATGGCTCACATTGCCGAGCACTTGGCATTCCAGTATAGAGCTAAGATTGAACAGCAGTTGGGTGTGTCATTGCCCAAGCCAGATGCAGAATTGCCAGAAGATATGGAAGTTCAGTTGGCCAAGTTGGTTGCTCAGGCAGCTCAGCAGGTTCTTCAGATGTCTAAAGGTCAGG